GCTATACAAGTGTTTGAAGCAGAAACCACAGAACAAGTAGCGGAGTGGCGCCACAACAAAACTGATGTGCCTACACAGATTCGAATACTAGCAGACATTGTCAAAGAAATACACTCTGTGGTCAAGGACGAGAAGAAGATCTACTACTCTGTGGAAAACAACACTCTGGGCGAAGCCGCACTGATCTCAATTGCTGAATATGGGGAAGAAAATATCCCAGGTTACTTTCTTAGCGATAATTCAGTTCAAGGCACTGGCGGACGTAGAATTCGCAAGGGATTTACCACTACCAACAAGAGCAAAATTGTGGCCTGTAACAAGTTCAAAATTCTAATAGAATCTGGGCGTATGAAGATATATTCAAAACCCCTGATAACTGAACTAAAAACATTTGTGGCTGCTGGCTCCGGTTACGCAGCCAAACCTGGGGAAACAGACGATCTTGTGATGGCAGGCTTGCTTGCTACCCGTATGTTGATGTTGCTACAATCCTATCACTCAGACCTAAATTCCTACCTAAAAGACCATACAGACAACATAATTGAACCATTCCCATTCATTGCAATGATGCGCTAAATATACTACCATGGCAACAACGAACTCTATATCACAACAACTGCTGGACCTGCTGGCTACCCGCAATTTCCACCCTGAAATGCTGGACCGGATGGGCAAGCCATCTGATGCAGAAGATGCCAAAACATTTACGTTTGATTACATTTCTGGCGCAGGCAAGAACTACGGCACAATGGTTATTGTGTTGGACAGTGATAACGAAATGAAGATCATGTACGGGGACAACTTGGGACGTACAATGGAGGGCGATGACAAGTCAGAATTTTTTGACTTCTTACAGCATCTAAATCAGAAAGCTACTAGCAATCGCTGGACACACAGCATACAAGACATCAGCCAACTCAAGCACACCATGCAAGGTATGGCTGCCATTCAAGAAGGCTTGTTCGAAGGCTACTATGGTAATCGGAAAGTCAGTTACGCAGGTGAGCCTACCCAAGCCAGACTGCAAATAGTACACAGTCAGCCCTTGGGCGAAGGTGATGCACGTTACCGTCATATTGACCGAATGTTTATTGAAACAGCCGAAGGCGAAAAGTTCAAACTGGGCTTCAAGAGCCTAAGTGGCGCCAGAGCCATGTTGGAACATGTGCGCCAGGGTGGCAAGCCCTACGACATTCGCGGATGTCACATCACAGAAACAGTAAACGAAATTGCTGTGCTGAGCCGTTTTAATAGAGCCAGTGCAAATCGCATCTTAGAAGGTGTCACGCAAGACTTGGTAACAGAAGCGCAAGCATACTACCAAAGTCTGCGTGAGAATCTAAAGCACATGGCTACCAGCCGTGGCTATGCCAAGTATTTTGAATCGTGGCACCCAGCTACCATTAACGAACAAGACGGTGTTGTAGACAACATCAAAACACTGTTCATTGAACAGAGTATAGACAGCCGTATTGAAGCGGCATTACCACTGCTGGCCAAGATTCAGCAAAGAGGACACGAAATGAAAGAAGCAGATATTTTTGAAAGCTGGATTAACAATCTTAGCGAAGGTACCTGGAACCTGCCAGAAACTCCCGAGCAACTGGACAAACTCAAAACATTAATGACCAAAGAGTTGATTGTTGGTCCTGATGCAACCAATGCCACAGAACAACTGTACGACCTGATTGGTGATGACATCCTATTTGATCGACTAAATGAACTTGCGGCACGTGACCCCAGAGCCAATGCTTGGAACGACACCGAAGTCATGAACCGTATTCGTGAACTAGGTATTGAGATGCCTGAGCCAAGTGCTCCTGGCAATCCCGCTGAACCACAAACAGGTGCCACAGCACCAGTAGCAGCTGAAGTTCCTCCAAATCCCGCCCCAGCACCGCAGGCACCAGTGGCCGAAGGTATATTGGATAAACTTTTTGGCGGCGGCACCGCTAAAACCAAGCCAGGTCAGCTAAGACCCTATGAAGAATATGATGGCTTTATGATCTATTACGATCCAGAACCACAACTGTTTGTCACAGTAGGCACCGGCGAATACAAGGACAAATTCAAAGCCAAAGGCTTCGATGACAATTATAATGCTGCATTTTATGGGGAGCAGATGACCGGCGGCGAGCGCAAGAACCCAATCAAAACTTTCCCACGTGCTGCTGCTGACCATATGCGTTATACCGAAAGCGTATCTGAAGAAATCAATGCCATGCGCAAGGCCGCCGGATTATCCGTAGTTGAAGGCGTACTAACAGATTCAACTGGCAGCACATTGGATCACATTTGTAACCGTTTTGGTAAAGAAGTGCGTGATTTTGAAGCGTCTGGCAACATGAGCGATGACCTGTATCATGCGTTGTATGACTATTACTTTGATGACATGCCATATGGTACAAAGAAAGCTCGTGATGGTGATCCCCATGAATGGATTGCAGACCGTTTCTCAAAAGACCGCGGCCTGGATGAAAACTACTCAGGAATGATCATGCCTGAAGCAGACATGCTCAACACATTTGAAGTCATGAGCGGATTTGATGCTCCAGCGGTCCATGAAGGATCTTGCAACAGCACAATGGAAGGCGAATACTGCCCAGAACACGGTCTAGCCGAATGTGGCGGCATGTATGAAATGGGCACAGTGGCAGGCGGCATGGCCCCTGTTATTGGCGAAGGCGATGCTGTGCTGGCAAGAATAAAATCTTTGGCTTTGCTGAAATAATATAAATAAACACATGAAAGAAGTGTGCGTAGTAGCGCACACTTCCGTAAACAACTAGTTAGGCAAAATTCTCTACCGTACTGGTAGGAAACACAGACAGGCTGTGTTAAAATAACCTTGTAGGCAGCATTTAAGCAAGACTTAAATTTTAAAATCATATTAACGCACAGAAAGGCAACACAATATGGCATCATTAGCAGAAATTCGCGCACGTTTACAAGCGGCAGAATCAAAACAAGGTGGGCAATCCACCGGTGGGGACAATTCGATTTACCCACACTGGAACATGGAAGAAGGCCAATCGGCTACACTACGCTTCCTTCCCGACGGTAATACAAAAAACACATTCTTTTGGCAAGAACGAGCAATGATTCGTTTGCCCTTCAACGGCGTCAAAGGAGAGATGGACTCCAAGCAAGTTATGGTACAAGTACCTTGTGTGGAAATGTGGGGAGAGGCATGCCCGATCTTGGCAGAAGTACGTACCTGGTTCAAGGACAAGAGCCTTGAAGACATGGGTCGTAAGTACTGGAAAAAACGCTCATACATCTTCCAAGGTTTCGTTCGCGAAAACCCCTTGAGCGACGACAAGACCCCCGAGAATCCAATTCGCAGATTCATCATTGGTCCACAAATCTTTACAACTATCAAAGGAGCCTTGATGGATCCTGAGTTGGAAGAATTGCCAACAGACTACTTGCGTGGCCTGGACTTCCGTATCAGTAAAGGTGCCAAGGGCGGCTTTGCTGACTACAATGGCTCAAAGTGGGCACGTAAAGAGTCAGCATTGACCGAAGCAGAACAAGCCGCAGTTGACACACACGGGCTGTTTGACTTGAGCACATTCTTGCCCAAGAAGCCAACTGATGTTGAGTTGAAGGTAATCAAAGAGATGTTTGAAGCATCAGTAGATGGTCAGCCATACGACACAGAGCGTTGGGGTCAGTACTTCCGTCCTGCTGGTGTGCAAGCACCTGCTGGTAGTTCAACTCCAGCACCTGCTGTAACTGTAGATGGACACGGTGATGTTCACGAAGTGGCAGCAAAACCAGCACTCAAAGTAGCGGCCCCGGTCAGCGACTTTGATGACGAAGATGCACCGGCACCAACCGCTCCTGTGGCAAAACCTGCTGCAACCGGTAAGGCCGAAGACATCTTGGCCATGATCCGCGCTAGACAAAAGTAATTGAACAAGGCCTACGGGCCTTGTTTTTATTGTATGCCAAGACTGCGCTGGACCCAAACTCATGATGTTATAGAACTTGCGGTCATTGATCACGGTGTTTACGAATATTTCGTAGAGCAACTTAATTCTCGTGCTCTAAATCAGTACACAGTGTCAAACCTAAGGTATGCCTCTCTGAGTCAAGAATTACAACAGCGATTTGATCGCATACAATCTTTTGTTCAAAGTCGGTTGCATCTGACAGATTTTGATGTAGAGTTTGACCCAAGCAATCAAGATGATCTTAATCGTCTACACAGTCAATGGGTCAAACTGCATCAACGTTTCCCCAATATTTCTGCTGTGGCAGATCGTGTGTTCCCGGGAGACTTAAACGCAATTAACCAGTTGATACATGCCATTGAAGAGTCTACTTTGAATCTCGAAGCAGTTTCTCCTGACCCTGATTACTCAATGCTCAATCGTTTTGGCACAGATATATTGGGATTTGGTGTGTATAACATATCTATTGCTTACAATAATCTTGGCAGATCAACATGGCAAAAATGGCAAAACAACGATACAACAATAGATACTGATCTGAATAATTTTTCAGAATTATACACAACACTACGAATACATGTGACACGGCATCAAACACACGAGCCACCAGCAGAATATCAAAAATGGTGTGATCAACATGGCCTACCTTGTGTGGGTAGCCGAATGCCACTGGCAAACTTTGACAAACTAGATGAAAATCTGTTACAATACAGACAATTGTTCTATAAGAATTCACTGATAGAAAATAATTTTATTACATTGGAGTAACACATGGGAAAACCATTTGACGTAAGCAAGTTCCGCAAGGAAATCACCAAGAGCATTGACGGCCTTTCAATAGGCTTCAACGATCCAACAGACTGGATCTCCACAGGCAACTACGCCTTGAACTATCTGATCTCAGGAGACTTCAATCGAGGCATCCCCTTGGGCAAGGTCACAGTATTTGCTGGCGATTCTGGCGCAGGTAAAAGTTATATCTGTTCGGGTAACATTGTTAAGAACGCACAAGAGCAAGGCATCTTTGTTGTGTTGATTGACTCAGAAAACGCTCTCGATGAAGACTGGCTCAAGGCACTTGGTGTTGACACCAGCGAAAGCAAACTGCTTAAATTGAGTATGGCCATGATTGACGATGTGGCCAAAACAATCTCCACATTCATGAGCGATTATAAGGCGCTGTCCGAAGGCGAGCGCCCTAAAGTTATGTTTGTTATTGACTCGCTAGGCATGTTGTTGACACCCACAGATGTTAACCAGTTTGACGCAGGCGAAATGAAAGGTGACTTGGGTCGCAAGCCCAAGGCACTCACTGCCCTGGTTCGTAACTGTGTGAACATGTTTGGTAGTTACAATGTTGGTTTGGTTTGTACCAACCACACATACGCATCACAAGACATGTTTGATCCAGATGACAAGATCTCAGGTGGTCAAGGCTTCATCTATGCCAGCTCAATTGTTGTGGCCATGAAGAAGATGAAACTCAAAGAAGACGAGGACGGTAACAAAGTTTCAGAAGTAAACGGTATCCGTGCTGGCTGCAAAGTTATGAAAACACGTTATGCCAAACCTTTTGAAGGCGTACAAGTCAAGATTCCGTACACAACAGGTATGAGCCCATACTCTGGTCTAGTAGACTTGATTGAAAAGAAAGGCTTGCTCAAGCGTGAAGGCAATAGCCTGGTGTTTACTAGTTCTGACGGAGAGATTATCAAGAAGTTCCGCAAGGCGTGGGAAAAGAACGACGATTCGTGCCTAGATAAAGTAATGGCAGACTTTGGAAACCAGAAGGAAGAGGTAAGTATCGTTGAAGGGGATGAAGAATGAGTGAAACAATAGCAAGTGAAATTTGGGGAGAACTCAAGCGTTATGTTAACACAGTCGATCGTGCTGAGGCGGCCGAAACTGTGATACAGATCTTGATGGACAATGATTCAGATGTGGAAGATATTCGCGCAGCCTTTAAGGGTGATTCAGACATCAAACGTGCGCTGACTTCATACCTTGACAACGACAAGGACTATGTGGAAGACGAGGACGAAGAACCTGAAGACGAGGATTACGACGAAGACGAAGACTGGGAAAATTAATGCCCGATAAGTTTTTTCCCATCAAAACTGATACCGCGTGTCAGTTGAAATGGACCTGGAGCACTATACAATTATATAGTGGGGTTACCAACTCGTGTCATAGAGTTGGTAACAGCATGATTGATCCAGACAATTTTGATAGTTTTCACAATACAGAAAAAAAACTTCAAGATCGGAAAATAATGTTGGAAGGGCAATGGCCAACTGGAGGTTGTGAGTATTGTCAAAATATTGAACAATCTGGAGGTCAAAGCGACCGTCAATTTCATTTGCAAATTCCAAATTTAGTTCCGCCTGAACTAGATGTTGATCCCACTGCAACCCATGTGACTCCAAGAATTCTGGAAGTGTATCTTGACAACGTTTGCAATATGAGTTGTGTTTATTGCTGGGATGGATTCAGCAGTCGCATACAACAGGAAAACATAAAATTTGGAGACTTTACATCCAATGGTATTGAAATTAAAAATACCAGTGTACGACATCCTGAACATAAAAAGATGTCTGATGCGTTCTGGCGCTGGATGGAGGAAAACTATCAAAGCCTAAGACGATTTCATTTGTTAGGCGGCGAACCGTTTTTTCAACCACAATTTGAAACATGTTTGGAATTTTTAGAAACACATCACAACCCTGACCTTGAATTTAACATTGTCTCCAATCTAAAAGTACCTGCAAACAAACTTCAAAACTTTGTTGAGCGTGTTCGACAGTTGATTGTAACAAAAAGAATCAAGCAATTTGATCTTACATGTAGCATTGATTGTTGGGGACAAGAACAAGAATACATACGTTATGGTATTGACCTGTCGGCCTGGAAACAAAATTTTGAGTACATTGCAAAACAAAAATGGATAGTGCTCAACATAAATCAAACTATAACAGGATTAGGTATAAAATCTATACCAGATTTGATTGACTATGTTAATCAACACAACAAAGATAGAAAGATTGGGCATTACTTCATGGCCTGTGTAAACAGATCTCAATTGTACCCAGGTATATTTGGTGCAGGATTTTTTGACAAAGATTTTGAGCGCATACTATCAGTCATGCCCAATGACACCTGGCAGCATAAACAAGCATACAACATGATGCAAGGATTACAATCTGAGTTCAATGCTCATTCTCGTAACAATCAAGAGTTGTCGAAACTAAGAATATTTCTTGACGAAATTGATCGTAGAAGAAATTTAGATTGGAAAAAAACATTTCCTTGGTTGGAAAAGGAACTTATAGATGTGGTATAGTCGTGTAGTTGCTGGGTTAGATGCTCTGCCTGATTTTATCAGTCACTACGAGCGCGAACTTGAAGATGCCAAAAAAGATTGTAAAATCTACGGCGTAGTTGAAAAGAATATATCAGCTTTGCCGGGCATTACTGAGCACAGGTTTAATCAACTGCAAGAGATTGAAGCGGTGCTAAACTATCTCAACATTCAACTGCGCAAAATACGTAGAAAACATTTTCAGAAATATCTAGAAGCCTATGCCCGTGCGCTGACTTCAAGAGATGCTGAAAAGTACGTGGACGGCGAGGACGAAGTGATTGATTACGAAACTCTCATAAACGAAGTAGCATACTTGCGTAATCGTTGGCTGGGCATACTCAAAGGACTTGATACCAAACAGTGGCAAATGGGTCATGTGGTGCGATTAAGAACTGCTGGCATGGAAGATATTCAAGTGTGACCCGTTATGTTTGATACATAATAGTATGAAAAAAACTGCTTTTGTTACAGGCATGACTGGCCAGGATGGCCCGTATCTTGCCAAATATCTGATTGAAAAAGGCTACCATGTTTATGGACTAGTCAAACGCTATTCAAATCCCAACCTGGATAATATCAAATGGTTGGGCATCGAAAACGACATTGAACTCATCACTGGTGACATCACTGATGAGAACAACATGAATCACATCATGCAAAGTGTCAAGCCGCAGGAAGTGTACAACTTGGCTGCACAGAGTTTTGTTGGCATCAGTTGGGAATTGAACAAACTCACTACAGAAGTAAACTGCATGGGTCCGTTGAACTTGTTGAATTCAATTCGCCAACACAATCCCAATGCAAGATTTTATCAAGCATCCACATCGGAGATGTTTGGCAACGCCACTGAACCTGGCCTGCAAGGGGAAACAACTCCATTCCGTCCACGAAGCCCATATGGGGTAAGCAAGTTGTATTCACATTGGATGACCGTAAACTTCCGTGAAAGCTATAGTTTGTATGCTTGCTCGGGCATCTTGTTCAACCATGAATCGCCCTTGCGTGGTCGTGAATTTGTCACACGCAAGATTACAGATGCAGTGGCACGTATCAAACTAGGACTAGCAGATGATGTCACCCTGGGCAATCTGGACAGTGCTAGAGACTGGGGATTTGCCGGCGACTTTGTGGAAGCCATGTGGTTGATGCTACAACAAGAAAAACCCAGCGACTATGTGATTGCCACTGGCGAACAACACACCATTGGTGACCTGTGTCGTGTGGCATTTGAACATGCAGGAATTCATGACTGGAAACATCTAGTAAAGAGTGATCCGCGATTTAAACGTCCGGCAGAACTCTATAGCTTGCGTGGTGATAGTGCTCGTGCTAGAGAGCAGTTGGGATGGAAGCCACGTACCGACTTTGAAACCATGATACGTGACATGGTTGATGCTGACATCAAAAGACTAAGCGTGTAAACGGCAATCCTGATCTAATCTCCTCCACAGTCCATTCAGTGTGTGCCAGTTGTTCTAGCCATACTGTGCGATCAGGGCGTGGAGGATTTTCTATTTGTGACAAGTCCCAATTGGCAACAGTGCTGGCCAAACTGTCTGGGCCAACAAATACTGGCACACCTGCAATCAAGGCCTGCGGTCCTGGACCTGAGTTCCAGTTCAGCACACAGTGAGCACTGGCCAGCACTCGATCAAAATCAAAATCGTCATAGGTGCCATATGTCATTCGGGGTTTGTCAATCAAACACCCCCGGGGCAATGGACTGACACCGCGTGGATGTGGGCGAACCACAATAGGGCGATTGCTGTGTTGTTTGATTTCACTCACTACATTGTCTAACCAGGCATTTATGCTGGGCAATCCTGCCCATTGCTGACTGTCATGACGTTGCATGGCTATCACTATGTTTGTGCCCGAGCGCCAGGGTCGCAAACTCAATCCCAGTGCGGCCGCACGATTGGGTATGAGATTGTCAAAGTTGTAACTGCCAATGCCAGTACCGTTGATGCCAATCTTCCAAGTTTGTCCACGCTGTATCATGCCAACTTCGGCAACAATCACTGGCTTGCCTTGCCGCCTAAATGCATCATAAACTTCTTGATTGGGACGCATACGCCCAGTCCACAGCATGCTCCATATCACTGCTACATCGGCTGTGAGGTCGTGATAAACTACCGTGTGCCCTTGAGCAGTTAGACCCTGGGCAATGGCTTGGAATATTAGCACTGAATTTTTAGCACCAAAATTATTAAACAGACTGATCTTCATTGTGATTAAATAGTTATATATGCACAAAATAAACTCACACTGGTATTCGCCTGAACCACTCAATGGTTTTTTCAGCGAACGCCTGCAAGACGTAGTGGACGTACACTACCAGCAACGATATCGATACTATGTGTATCAAAACATACCGCGCAAGCGAACCATGATTGACATTGGTGCCAACATTGGTATCTTTGCCAAACCGTCGGCAGAACTGTTTGAGCGTGTGATATGCTTTGAGCCAGTGCAAAAAAACTTTCAAGTGCTGGAACGCAATTTAGAAAACTATACCAATGTAGAACTTTACAATGTGGGTATCAGCAATCATCCACAAACAGCCAAGTTCAGCATGAAGACACTCAAGTGTGGGCAAAGTCAACAGGTCGATGAATTCTCTGCTGATCCTGAGTACGAAAACTTTGAGTGTGAACTTGTTACCTTGGACCAATACAACTTTGACTGTGTGGATTGGATCAAAATTGACGTTGAAGGATTTGAAGATGCTGTGTTGGAAGGCAGTCGTGAAACAATACGCCGTAACAGGCCTTGGTTGCTGTTGGAAGATAACGGCCGACGAGAGCAACACCAACAATGGTTAAATGATCTATGCGGTCCATACGAGCCTGCACCAGTCAAAAGCAAAACAAACACAATATGGATACCCAAATGAAATACGCAGTTGTCACAACATTCAATGCCAGCGGTTACGAACGCTATGCCAGTCGCATGATTGACACATTCTTACAGAACTGGCCCCAAGAAATTGATCTATATGTATACACTGAAGACTGTGCAATACGTCAAAGCGCACCCAATCTACATGTTAGAGATCTGCATGCTGTGAGTCCCGAAATTGTGGCCTTCAAGCAACGCTGGGGATCGGATCCTAGAGCACGTGGCCTGGTTGCCACAGGTCCTGCGGATCGCAAAGGCAAAGCTCCGGGTATAGGTTTTCGTTGGGACGCCATACGATTCAGCCACAAGGCCTATTCAGTGTGTCACTGTGCGGCCAACTGTGATGCCGACGTGCTGTTTTGGATGGATGCAGACATGGTGTGCCACACACCTATCACTACAGAATTTATCAACAGTCAAATGCCTGCCAAGATTGGCCTGGCCTATCTAGGCCGCGAACGCAAGTTTACTGAGTGTGGTTTGTACGGCATGAATCTACGTGATTCTATCACATTGAACTGGCTTCGAGAGTTTCAGTTGGCCTATGATTCAGGGCGCTTGATGACCATGGCCGAATGGAATGACTGCTGGGTATTTGATGAAACTCGTAACGAAGTGCAAGCAGCTCATCCCAAATGGCGACAACTAAACTGGAGTGCGGGATTGATCAAGGGCGAGGGACATCCTCTAATTAATACTGCTTGGGGTGCTTATCTTGACCACCTCAAAGGCAAGCGTAAAGAAACTGGCCGCAGTGCGGCCAAGGATCTTATTCAACCAAGAAGTGAAAGTTACTGGTCTGCTTGATATTCGGCCTTGCTGTGCTTGGCCTTGTAGTGTATAAGGTACTCACCTAGTACTGTGTGTGGCAAAGGTGTTTTGTAAGGTTTGGCAAACCCCTCACATAAATCATACACCGGTGCGTCAACAAGATTAATTGCGGCGCCAAAAACATCATTGTCGTAAAATCTGCGTAGGTCAGCATGATCGCGTTCAACATAGCGTCTACGATATTCGTTTCTGAATTCTTCAAACTTTTCATGACGTGTGTTTACGGCAAACACACCTGTTTCGGGCACAAGCCAAAGACCCGGGTTACCTGA